CATTCTTGCTCTTCTTTTTGGTTATGAGAACCAACCCACATTTTACGAACAAATTCATATCGTTTGACTAATTGTTCAATTTTCGTCATACTTTAATACCTCTTAATTGATTGTAAAATTTTGTTTCATCGGGAATATCACCAATCATACGATTAATCTCAGCTAACTTTTCAATGGTTTCCATAGATGGGTAATCAAGGCTATCCATTTCAATTAGAATCTTTTTGAAAATTACTTTTAGCTTTTTCATTGACTCATTCCACTTTGGTTCATCACCTAAAGACAAGTAGTTGTAAAAGTCTTTGGACTCTTGGTCAAATTCTTGGATTAATTCTTTTATCATTATCCGTTCTCCTTGTCATTATCTTCAAAGCTACACTTTTGTTTAACTCGTTCAACAATCTTGTCAGGTACTTTATACAAGTATTGGTTATCCTTATCTTGTTCAAAATACTTTGCTAGTTCTTTTACAGCCTTCACATCAGCTATCCAAATATTCTTTCGTTCTTGTTTGCTTGGTTCTTCTACTTTTATCATCTTAACCTCTTTATGTTATACTTTATTTATATCACAAAATATAGAAAAAGCACCAAATCTTATTGACTTGGTGCATAATTTGTTTGTAGTGTGAACTTAAACAAAGTCTTGTTCTAGTGATTCAAGTCTTTCACCTACTTCAAGAATTTTCAAGGCTTTTTCAAGTGGTTCGTCAGTAGCTTGTTCTATGAACTCCCCTATTTCAAAATCACTTAATTCTTCTGCACTATGCCTTGAAACAAATTCTTCTAGTTTTTCACGATATTTTGGCGGTAGCTCCATAAGGTCGGTTGGATTAATTTTATACTTACCATCACCATCCCTTAGCTTTTTAAAGAACCAATCACTTTCAAGACCTTCAAGGATTTCTCTTAGTTTTTCATTAGGCATAGAACCCCTCCAATTCAATTTTAGTTTGTTCTACTTTTTCTTCTACTTTGTTTGCTTTCTTTGTTTTTGTTTCTTTCATTTTCTTTTCCTTTTTCTTCTTTATTGGTTGTGGCTTGGGTGGCATTTCTCCCATTTCATCAAGCCTTTTACAAATACTCATAATTTGTTTGAATCTTTCTTCGGCACCTTCGTGAATAACATAGTCATTACTAAAGTGGCATTCGGCATTACCGACCTTTATTGGGTAGCCTTCAAGTGGATTTTCCATACAATCAAATGCTGCCCTAACCATACAATCTCTTGCTACTTCAATATCCTTGTTTAATTTGTCCTTAGTAGTCTTGAAATAGATTTCATCGTGGACGGGTAGGAACGGGTGTAAGCCTTCTTCTTGACAATATCTAATTGCTCGTCTTGTAATTTGTGCACCCATACATTGAATAGGGAAATTCAAGATAGCCCTTTGTTGCTTATTGTAGCTTGTAGAATAGGTTGTACTTCTAAATGATGTTACAATTTGTTCCTTACCGATAATTACTTTATAACCACCATCAAAGCCTTCTACCTTGCCGGTTTCACTACTACGAATCTTTCTAGCAAAGTATGTTTGTAAGACTTTACCCCATTGTGTCTTGCTGTAGAAAGTCTTAGCGAACAAATCCCAATAGCTCTTAGCTTGTTCCTTTGGAATGTTATTTCGTCTTGCGTATGTTTCATAGCTCATACCATAGTTCATACCAAGATTAACACCCTTAATTTCTTTTCTAGTTTGTTTGTAGGGCTTGAACCAATCTTCACTTCTTTCTTCTTCGGTTGGAATTGGTAAGGTCTTTGGGTACTTGCCCATTTGTTGAGCCATAGCCATATAAACATCCTTTGCTTCGTAGGTATCAAGCAAGTTGTAGTCCTTAGACATTTGACCAACAATCCACATTTCCTGAGCGTTAAAGTCAAGTGAAAAATATACTTCGTTTGGATTTGATGGTTTTAAACAACTTCTAAGACTCTTTGACCAACTTGGAATATGACCAGCACTTGACTTGTTACCGAATCTTGTAGTATTGGCTCCGTGTTCGTTTGCGTGGCAGTGTAAGCCATCTTTGTACAAGTTAGGGTAATACCAACCCTTAGCATCTTCGGGTTCCCTAGCAAGTCCTTGGACGGCTTGTATTAGCTTTCTAAGAACCCTATACTTTTCTAGCTTTTCATTACCTTCAAATTCTTCACAAAAGTAATCTACAACATCGCCGCTAAATGAATATCCACCAGTGCTTGTCTTGGTCTTAATTTCACCGTTCTTGTGGCGACCTTTATCCCACCATTCCTTAGCACCTTCTATGTTGTTGAAAATCCAATCCTTTAGAACTTCATCTTTTCGTGTTCCCTTTTCATCAAACAAGTTAGGTATTAGTTCATTACATTCTTTCTTTAGTTCATCCATATATCTCCAATCTTGTAAATGGGAAATTATGTAAGGGTCGGCATCATAACATTCCATATACATTCTTGCTACTGAAATGTGGTTGAGGCTTTCACTCTTGACAAACTTACCAAGGTCAAATGTTCTTTTGTTCTTAGCATTGTATGGTAACATCAAATCATCGTCAAGATAAGAACTAAACTTCTCCCATTCAAATTCCGAGCCAAACAAAGTCCCTTCTGTTAATTTGTTCAATTCTTCAATTTCCCTTAAAGCAAGTTCCTTTAGTTCATTTGTATCACTTGAACAATACTTGATAATGCCTTCCTTGTTTGCTTCAACATCACCATTCAAGATTATATCTCGCCATTGGTTCTTAGCTTCGGTGGTTGTGAACTTTTCAGCCAAGCCATAATTCTTCAAACATTCAATAAGGCTTGTCTTAATTGCGTTGCCTTGTGTTCCTTGCTTGATGTGGTTGATAAACTTATATGTTGTTTCGGTATCAAACCAAGTGTAGTTATCAATATTAACCCCTAATTTAGCCGTACAGGGTATTTCAGCCAAAGAAGCCGCGTGGGCTATAAGGGTACACCCCTCAAGCTCTTTTAGCCTAGAAAGTGCCTTTACGGTGTCTGAATTGTCATTTAGCCAATAAACCTCATCATCTATTGATACACATACCAAGTGAAGAAATTCATTGCCCTTTCTATTATATTCGTAATCTATTGTGTGTACTTTTTCCATTTTCTTTTCCTTTTTTGTTGCAAATGTAGCTTTTATTGTATTTATAAAATAATTGTGTTAAAATATTTCACCACTTAAACATCGGTAACCTTTTGGTAACCCAGGTAACCCAAATTTTCGGTGTTTTTATATAGTGCATAGAAATTATTATAATGATTATATGAGTATATTTTTTCTAAATTACTAATATAACAAATTAATGGTTACTTGGTTACTTTTATTAAAATATGGGGAAATTAGCCTGAAATCGCCATTTTTCGGTAACCTTTTTGAAATGAAAAAAGGTTACCGTAACCTTTTTTTTGGTTACCGATAACCTTTTTGGGCTAAAATGCGAATTTATCCACTTCAGATTCATCATCGTCTTTTGGAATATATTCTTTTTTCAACCTTTTCAAGTTCCAAGACTTCATATTAACACCATCAAACTTGTGTTGCCTATTTTCGGGACTTCCCTCACATTTATCAACCGCATTTGACTTTAGCCATTTCTTGAAACCACCAACATTTACATCAAGTTCATCACAAAGGTCTGTCACTTGTTTCTTGAAATCTTTAGCAGGAACCCAAAGATTAGTTTCATTACCCTTGTATAAGTCTTCGGTTAATTTGTAGTAAATCCAAATCTTATCATCTTCCGCATATGCTTTCTTTAAGTTGTTAGCAATAGAACACTTTGTAACAAAATCTTCCAAAGACTTATAGTCCTTTAGAATGTGTTCATAGGATTGCTTTGCCGTAGTATAGAAGGCTTTCATTTCCTTTACAAGTTCATCTTCAAAATCTCGCTTTGAATAAGGTGGAGTCAATTTCTTAACATCCATTCTATCAATGATGAACAATCTTCTATCATAGGCACCGCTATCATCTTGAAGAATAAAGTCATTATTGGTAGTGAACAACCACTTTGAATAAATCTTCATTTGTGTAGGATTTTCTCGCATGGTTCTCTTGGAATAATCCATACCATTCTTACCACCACCACTAAAGTCCTTAAATGCTTCAATGGATTTAATGGTACATTCATCATTATTCACGAAAGCTGCCATAGAAACACCACCATTAACACTTTCAAGCAAGAATCTATCCCTAACCCAAGTATCACTCAACATCGTAAATGTTATGTTGTTTGCATTGTACATCTTGTTAAGAATCTTTTGAATCATATTGCTATAATAGTTTGTCTTGAAAGTTCCACCACCTGTCTTGAACAACATATTAATGGTATCACCATAATTAGGATGGAACACCGTATAAGCCCAAGCCATAATAGCATACTTTTCTTCTTCTGTATAAGGTGATAAGAATGTCTTTAGAATCTTACAATCCTTTAGTTCATATTGGTTTTCTAGTTTGTTCAACCAATCATTATCAATATAATAACTAGCTGGTGTGCTATCATCACTAATAATGTGTGGTATAACATCAATGTTTGGAACATTATTCTTAACCATATCAAATTGTTCAAACAACTTAATAAGGTATGTTGAATACGGTGGTCTATCATTGTAATCAACTGCAAACTTCTTAAAGTACAAACCCTCATCATCACTTGATTCATAACAAATGTCGCAAAGGTTTCTATTCAAAAGGACTGCTGGGAATTTGTAGTTAATCAACAACTTCACATAATGGTTCATCAACAACTCTTGCCACTCTTCGGGAATCGGTTCGTAATTGTTAATTTGTAACAACTTGCAAACTTCTACATCTTCACCGAGAGCCTTTACTTTGGTTGTAGCACACAAACTATTATTCTTTCTTGCTTCATCAATTAAGGTTCTACAAGCAATATAATCTTTAGTTACTTCATTTGCCATTAAGAAACATTCGTGGATAAGGTCAAAATCTCTACCCTTTTCTTCAACAAATTGCTTTGAATACATATCAACCAAAGTAACCAATGCCTTTGAGTTCTTACAAGTTAATTCTTCTACACTCCCTAACAAAGTATAGGACTTATCTTTCTTAAAATAGAAAAGACCATCTTGGTTACAATAAACTACACCTTTGATAAGGTTTAAATCAACTTGGTTAATGTAATTGTGTGGCTTTTGCTTACAAACTATTCTTCTACCACCAAATGCTTGTGAAATGGTCATTTGGTTGTGTTCATTTCTAGCCTCTACTTTCTTAGCCAAGATAGAAGAAATATTGGTTGTAAGATGATTAGTCCAAATTTCCCTTGGTTCTTTATTATTGGAATGGGCTTCTTTGACAAACTCCGCATGAAGCTCACAATACCATTCTTTGCCATTTTCGTTTGTAGAAATTTCGGTATATAACTTATCTACAAGTTCTGTTATGTTGTTTGGCTTAAACTTCTTTCCGTTGGATTTGGATTGTAAAGCCCTTACCTGTCTTTGCGTTGTGGACTTGATACTTTTGTACTATGTTTTCATTAATACTTTGTTCAATATTCATTATTTTCTTTTTCCTTCCACCAAATAAAAATGAGTGGTGGATTAGTGCAACCCTACCACCACTCATTGTTTCTTACATAGGAAATAAGAAAATGAATATAATGAAAAACTTTGTTATTACTCGGTGACTAATCTAGGGTTGCACATTTTGTTTTGATTACTCACCACTTCTAGTATTATTTATACCAAAATTAAAATAATTTTTTCAATTTTGTGAAAATCGTTTTAATAAGTTTCTTTGTAAACTTTCTCTAACCTTTGGAGAGAGAAATGACTAGGTGGGAATGTTTTGGGAACCTTGACCACCTAGCCATTACTTTAATCATAGGAATAATAAAATGTTGATACATCAATCAACACCCTATAATATACATTATTTTTTCAAGGATTTGCACATCTTGAAATGAAATTATTTCTCACTTTAAACTAAAAACCTTGGTTGCCGCTACAACCAAGGTTATTTTTATCCACCATAAAGAATTAAGAAATAAATGGTTTAACCCATTCATAGTATGTATAACAAACAAAAATACCCCCGTTTTATAGGGGGCGATTAGGTGAGTAGTGATTGATTTATGATACGATAATGAAACTTTATTTCATAGGTGTAATTCTAGCTAAACCTAGCATACTTACAAGCCAATGTATTAGACAAAATATCGGGTCAATGGCAAGATAATACAGGGAACAAATATAGGATAAAATAAACATTATGAAAAGCGATGGTTTAATAGTTTCCTTAAATGAATCTACGGCACCTCTTAATGAAAGAGTTCTTACTAAACCCCATAGAAATGATAGGATAAGACCGATGGTTACAAAAGAACCAGTTCCTGCAATAATCCACAAAAGTTCGTTTACATAGTCATTCATTTTTTCTTCTTTCCTATTGACTTGATGGCTTTGTCAAACGATAAGCAATAGAGCTTTTTCATATCCTTTAGAATGGTCTTAGCATCCTTTGCGTAGACATTGTTTTTAACCAAGTTACCAATAAAGTCTTTACTTTGTAACTTGACAATTTCACCGATGAACCTCTTAGTCACCGGACTCATCTTTTCTAGCTTTTTCATAGTGGTGTTCCTTAAAAATTTGTGGGTGGTCTAACCTTTCAGACAAGTGGATAAATGGAGAAATTGGAGCAACCACTTGGATTAGACTTGCAGGCACCCTAGTTTAACGATAAATTACGAATTTTCTTCTACACTTTTCACATGGCCAGTTTTAAGCCATTCCTTGTAATACTTGTTATTCAAATCTTCCATACCGAAGTTCTCAATGAACCAAGTTGGTGCTTCCGGATTCACCTCTTCCAAGTATTCCATAAATTCAAGCATCTTGGTTTCTTTCTTAGTTTTCTTCATAGTTACCTTCCTTGTTTTACGATAAATTACTTAGTAAAAGGTTCATTCAATTCTTCTACACGATAGCAGAACAACATAGCAGCAATAGAACTAAGTTCAAAGTATTTCGGATATTCACTTTTCTTTGCCCAATTAAGTGACTTCCAAATTTGACCAATTTCTGTAGCAGTAAGCTTGCAACCAGGATTTACCACATTAGCAATCCAATCAAAGCCATACTTGTCATCTTTGTTAGCTTCTTCAATTCTAGCCTTAATATCCTTGTCGGTCACATTCAACTTTTCACAAAGTTCTTTGTAGTTCATTTTCTTCATAGTTACCTTCCTTGTTAAGTGTGTTGTTTTTGTTTTACGATGTAAAGGTAATAAATTTCTCAACCTTTGGCAATAGTTTTTTTAAATTTTTTGAAGAAAGTTGTTAATAGATTGTTGATAAGTTATGGATTCATTGTGAAATCTTTATTCAAGTCATTCTTCTTCATATTAACCTTGAATAGTTTCAAGTTCTTTGGGTCATTAAGCCAAGCAACCAAAGCATAAAGCAAATATTGGAATGTACAAATATCCTTATTTTCATAATCTATGTTTAATTCTTTGAAGCAAGCAAGCCAAAGTTTTTCTTGTTCGTCATAGAAACCTTCATCTATGTAGGACATGAATTGTTCAGCAAATACAACCTCGCCAGTGTAATCCTTTTCATGCCAAGACCATACACCACATATATTATCAAGCACATCAAAGTATTTTGGTGGTAAGTTCAATAGCCATTTCTTAATAGCATCCCTATTAGGGTTGTACTTGTAATGTTCTAAATCGTATTTGTATTCAATCATAATTACTCCTTGTTAAAGTGTTTGAAATAAAGCTAGTAAAGTGAAAATGCTTTGTCAAGGGTAGTTTGGTAACTTTTTGTAAACACAAATAAATATGTTCATAGCGAAACCCAAAATAATTATTCTGATTCTGATTAAAATTATTTTTCTACATTTACCATTATGAGCAAAGACGAGAAATTGAAAAGTATCATAGACTATATTGAGTATGCAGGTTTAACCTTTGTTGAGCCATTTAGTTTGATTTCATCAACCGTTGTTGAAGCAAGCTATTGGTGTGAAATTCCTAAAAATATAATATTGATGCACATTAATAGAACATTCAAGAAAAAGTATGGTGAACAATATATCAAGTGTCAAAAGATAGCCCACGAAATAGCCTGGGGTAATAATCCCGATGAAGAAAGAATAATGGCTATGGATTTGAAACCAAAAGAACCAAAAGTACGCAAAGAATATGAGCGTAATGCTAAATCGGAATTTGGAAAAGCATACAAGGAATACACTGGTTTGACTTCAAAGGCTAATCGCCCACTTTATAATGCTTGTACAAACTATTACTACACTCATAATGAATTTCCGTGGTTTAACGAAAAGAGATGGAAGAGAATGTGTACAAGATATAAATTTGATGATAAGAACATTGAAGAAAAGGTTGAGAAATAATCTCAACCTTTTTTATTTTAATCTTGGTCTAAGCCATATAACTTTATTAGTTTGTTTGTATCTGGTTTCTTATCTGGACTTGTAAGGTCAGTTCCAAATATGTTATCCACATTTCTAAGAATAGGGTTAGCATACTTATCTCTACCCAACATATTCATTCCATAGTTCTTTGTAAGACCAGCATACTCATCAATCTTTCGTTTGATAAAGTTTGCTTTTGTTTCTTTGTTAGCTTTTCCTAACAACATAAGTTCACCAGCAGTCATTTTATCCAAAGTCCTAACTATTTCATTTGTATTTTGTGTTTTCAAAGCACTTGTTAATTTGTTTTCAAGTTCTTGTTTGAGTTTTGGATTATTGCGTGTTTCAATATCCCTAATAATGTCATTCCAACGAGTGTTGTTATCAAGTAAGTTTTTACGCATAGCCCATTTAGGGAAAGCATCCAAGCCTTCATCCATAGGGCCAGCTACTGCTTCATTCAAATCACTTAATGGTTTTACAACAACATCTTTCTTAGCATCCTTACCAAAGTTTATTGTTCCAAATTTTGCGTTTGGATTGTTAGTATAAATGATGTCGGGCTTTTTACCTTTACCCTTTGACAAGAATGTGTTTTCAGTTAATTGGAATGGAACACCTTCATCAATCTTTCTTTGTATCTTTGAAGCTCTAGTAGCGGCTTCGTTGATTCTAGTTTGTACTAAATTACCAACTTTACCGTGTGCTAAAGCATCAGCTTGATTAGCCATTCTACCAACTACTCTGGGTGTAGCAACATTAGTAGCAGCACCAAGCAAACCACCAGCAGCAGCTTCGCCTAATGGCATATCATTGAAAGCATATTGACCAGCATTGGAAATAATTGGCGAAGCGATATTACCTGCCAAAGTAGCGGCTTTACTTTCACCACCTAACAACATAGCTGCATTTGATGCTGCGTCCGTTGCTAGTGGTAATGCCATATCACCTACACCATTGATGTTTTCATAGTTCTTTCTTGCGTATTCCTTTGAAACAGGTAACATAAAGTCAACAGCCATATTGCTTTCTTTGTTCCAAATTTCATTAAGTCTTTTATCCTTTTGGATTTTTTGCATATCCTTTAGGTAGTTTTGAAATTCTTTGGAATTGTTGCTATCACCTTGAACAAATTTACTCCAAGAATTAAGTACCTTATTGGAATACATTTTCATATCATTTGCAGTCTTTCGTAAGTCCTCTCCTTTTTCGTAATCACTTACTTTGTTAGAAATATATTGTTCAAGTTTCTTAGCATCAGCTTCATTTGGTCTTAGCTTTTCACCAGTTTCATTTTCATAAGCAGACTTCCAATTAAACTTGAAACCATAGTCCTTGTTTATATCGTCCGGTACCCTTTTAACATCACGAATGTAACCACCATTTTGTTCATTTTGGTTCATCAAGGCTCTGCCTTCTCTTTCTTGCTGTCTAATGCTTTTAGCCCAATCAATTTGTTCTTGACTAAAAGAGTGTGTATTTGGATATTTAGAAACAGCATTAATAATGGCTACGGCTTTTCGTGAGTCTTTCTTTGTAGGAATGTTGTATTTAGCATTTAAAAAGTCATTGACAGCATCCACCATTTTTTGTGAACGCTGGTCTTCAGGTATTTTTAGAATAGCTTCGTAAGCCTTTTGTGAAATAACTTCTGCCATTATCTACCTCTATTCTTGTAAGCCTTCTTTATTTCATCTTCAAACAATTCCATATCAGCTTCAGTTAAACCATTTTGTTTCATATAGTTTTTTCTAAAGTCTTGGAAAGCCTTTGCTTCAGCTTTAGCCTTTTCCTTACGAACAGCTTCGTGATAGGCTTGATTTAGTTTAATCTTTGTATCACTATCTTCAATATCATCAATGTGTTTAGTCCTATAATCATTAATTTCTTTAGAACTTGGTTTCTTGTTTAAGAAATCAGTAACATCGGCCCTATATTGTTCTTTCTTAGTTCCACTCCAATTACCTTCAGTTGTACCAGTTGAATCTCTGCCTTCTAGTTTATCTTCAACAACCTTTTTAAGTTGTACAAGTTCACTAACATCTGCACCAATATTCATACCATCACGAATAGAAGAATCAATGCTATTAAGTTGCATTTCCAAATTACCCCTATCATCGGACATTCGCTTATTCTTGAGCATAGTAACTGTATTAGCAAAGTTTTTCTTAGCTTCATCTTTAATTTGTTTGTTAGCGGCTTGTGTATCTTTTCTACCCTGAGCCCATCTAAACAAAGATGTTGGGTCATTGTTTACATTTCTATTAAATCTAAATCCAAATTTATCACCTTCAAGAGAAGCAATTTCATCTGCAACAGCATTACCTGTTTGCATTTCTTTTAACTTGCTTGTATTAGAAGCAATCCTTTGTTCAAGTTCACTTATTTGTGATTTGATATTTGCGATTGTTGCTTGTCTTTCTTGTTCATCTTGTTCAGCTTTCATTTGTTCAGCTTGGTAAGCTTCAAAAGAAGGGTCATTAAATTGATAACCAGCACCTTGACCTCCCTGACCATTGTTGTTTGTAAGTTGGTTCATATAGTTTCCATAGCCTTGCATATTGTTTTGGGCAGTAGCAGGCACATAGCCTTCCATTCCAGCTTGTCCAGCCATTTGTAGAATACCGGGAAATGAATAGTCCATATTAGCCTCCTAATTGTGCCAACTGTGCTTTAAGTTGTTCTAACTGTGCTTGGTCAGCCTTAATTTGTTCTTGAAGAATGTTCATATCTTCACTAGATTGTTTCATAGCCTTTTGTTGTTTCTTTTGTACACCATAATCGTGAATATCCATTCCCAAATCAAGCATACCCCTTAAAGCCTTTGCAGCATTTTCTGACATATAATTTAATTGTGGAACCGTATCACGAACTTGATATACTCCACCAACTGTAGGTGATTGTGGCATTACACTTATAGCCATTTTAAAACCTCCTTAGAAACCCAAGAATCCAAACAACTTAGACATCAAACCACCAGCCTTAGCAGGCTTTGCATTTGGTGTATTGTATTTAGGTGTGTGTCTAGCTGCGGTCTTATTCATACTTGTACTTTTATTCCACTTGATGTTGTTCATTTCTCGCCCTAATGAACCACTTTGTAGGAATTGTTGAAATTGTTTTGGAGTAGCACTATAAGTGTACCACTTACCACCCATTTGAAGCATAGCAAGGTTGTTCTCGGGAGAATAAGCAATATCTTGTATAACACTTGACTTAGCACCGATGTTCTTTCTAATCGCACTATCACTAGAACTATATCTAGGGTCTTGTTTTTCAACTTCCCTACCTAGTTCCTTCCAATTAGGAATTGACTTTCTTTGTGGATAGAAAGTGTTTAACAACCTATTGTGTTCTTCTTGTGTTTGGGCTACTGTATAAGGTACATCAGCATTTGACATTCCCCAATAGGCAGGTGTCTTAGTTTGTTGGACAGGAATGTTAATATCACCAAATACACCTAGTTGTTCATCAACTGGTGGTTCATCGGCAATAGAGCCTCTCTTGACTACCTTATTGTAAATATCGCTGAATACACTCATAATCTATTTTCCAAAACCACCATATAATTGTGAGAACAAACTAACAGCGTTTCCAATTCCATTACTTTGTTGTGGAAGAGGATTTGATTGCATTGGCTGTTGCGGAGTTGTTGTCGTATTCATTGGCATACGATTTTGATTAAGTTGGTTGATTTGATTTTGTTCGCTTTGTGCTTTATTCTTTGCCAAACTAAGGGCAGCCATTATAATCGGAAGCATCTTTTATTCTCCTATCCAAATATTCTACCAAACAAACCCTTCTTACTATTTTCATTGGCAGCTTGCTGTTGAACATAGTTAGCATAGTTTTGTGTATCTATGTTGTTTTGGTTTGTCAAATTGTTAATGTAATTTCCATAGGCATTAGACAAATTATCCTGAGCACCTTGGGCAACACTCAATAAGTCTTTGTTCTTATTGTATCGGTTGTTGTATGCGTTTTGACCAGCATTTGTATTCATTTGCCATTCATTAGCACTTTGTTGTCTATCTTGCATATAGCGGTTGTAAGCCTTATCCCATTCTTCACTAGCCAAAGCCTGTTGCTTTGCTGCCATAGCATCCATATAATCGGAACCAAATATATCACTTGATTCTCTCAATGCGTTCATAGCTTGCTTTTGTCTTTGGTTAGCAAACTTTGAATAGTAATCGTTTACATCACCATTGAATGAGAATTGACCTGGGTCATAGGCTTCCATTCCTTCAAGATTTGAAAGATAGTCATTGAACTTACCCGCAGTGTCGCCATAAGTGTTTTGCATTTTGTTGTAATACTGACCATACAAACCACGGTTAGCATTACTATTTTCTTCTGCCTTTTCTTGTGCTTTGGCTAATGCGGCATTAGCCCTTGAAACTCTTTCATCTTGACCAAAGCCAAATACATCACCTGGGTCTAGTATATCATTCCATAAAGCCATTGTTTACCTCACTAGAATTGTAAAATCATAATTAATTTGTTTTCATCTGAATCTAATTTTAATGCAGTGTCCTGTAAAGTGATTATTCCACCTTCAATACCATTCTTGCTAAACTTGAAATAAGGTGTAATCTCATTTCTAGTTTGTATGAACTTGTCTGGAAGAGGTATGCTATCACCCTTAGCCAAAGTCTTAAAAATTCTTAGGTTTCCATTCTCCAATACTTTCCAAGTAACATCTTGGTTAGTTTGTTTAGACAAATCCCAAGTGCCATATAGTGCTTGAATAACTTCATTTATAGAAGATGTTTGGTTTATTTCCATTTATACCTCTAAACACTTGTGTTCAATTCTTGTAAACGAATGGAACTATCACTAACAACAAAGTCAGTAGGTTCACTATAACTAAGTTTCAATACACATTGTCTAACCATACCAAGGTTCAACCAACGAACTCTTTTTTCGTATTGACCTTTTCTACCAAGACTTGCTTCACGAACATTACCAAATGTGTAACCACCATCCTTGCTTATTTGTAACAACATAAAGCCGGGCTTATTGTATTCGGGCATAGAACCTACATTACATTCACAAGTAAGTTCAAAGATTACGAATGGTTTATAATTTGTTGTGATTACTGGTGTTTGTCTAACTCTTAAAAGTGGTAAACGATGTTGTGCATCAAAATCTTCATAAAAATAATTTTCATCTAATTCATAGATGTTACCACTTTCACCACAACCAGTTACAATCTTGTTATTCCACCAGCAAGCATAAAGTGGTAGATAATTCTTGTTCTTACCGGTGTAGTAGTTTCTACTTGTTCTAATGTGCCATTCATTTGTTTTCAAATCGTACACATAACATTCTTCGTTTATACTAAACAAGTAGAATGAATGGTTGTTCTTTGAGTAAGTCCAACCCTTGACGTGCTTAACATCGTTTGTATTCAATATGTTGTCTAACCACAATGGACTAATCTTTGTAACTTCGGTGCCTTGAATCATCAATACACACTTAGCACTTGATTTACCAGTACCAATACAAAATTGTGAGTGGTTCACACTAGCCAAAGAATAAGGGGCTTCTAGACCTTGTTCCTTGTTAATGGTATAAGAGGTTCTTTGCCAAGTTTGATAGGATTCAGCATTACCCTTTTGCCAAAACTCAATAGAGCTGGGACCGAACATAGTCAATAATGGGCCGACACTACTTAATGCTATTGTCTTATCACTTGATGTAGAACCATTGAAATACTTTGGTACACCATAATCATCAAGGAAGCAATAATCACCACTATCCACTTCTTTTTCTAGGACAGTGATTCCATCTTCATCATATTGAACTTTGCCATCAAGAATATCAAATACTTTTCTTTTTTCTGTGTTCAAAGGGTACTTGATTGAGTAGTAAGTAAAGGAACTTCCTTTGTCATTAACTACTATTGTACCATCAACTACAGCAATATGAGTAGGTTGTATGTACTCCTTTTCACTATCAATTCTTTTAGGTAAAGTAATTTCTACCTCTCCACCTGTCTTTAGGTTATAGCCGTGTATATCGTTACCATCAACCCAAAGTAAGATAGCTCTTTCACCACCACTTTCAGCAAAGCAAACAGTATTACCAATGGCATAGTAACCAATGGTTTCGGGTTCATAGGTGCTATCAAAACGAACAACTTCACCATTGTAGGCTACGAACAAACATTGTTCATAGTCATTGTTTCTAAGACCCGTGCTAGGTACGAACATACCATCGCATTGACCTTTTTCACCCAATGTTGTTTTGAATTTAATGCCAGGAACACTTTGTAAGAAAGTTCTTACATCTTTGTTATCACCACCTGTATTGTTTTCAGTAAAGCAATTACGGGACATAGCTGCACCCTTGATATTAGGTGCAGTCAATGTAGCATCGTTACCGCCAACCAATGAATAAACTATCTTGTTCTGTGGCATACTAATTTATTCTCCTTCTTGGTTTGAAAACCATTCCTTCAACAAAACCATCAGGACATTCAAAACAAAATTTGTTCACAATACCATTGTTAAACCATTTTCTTCCAACATTATTTAGTTTGTTTCTATTACTTATATTGTTTGAAATACTTTCTCTACTTTCTTTTGAAACACCATTTACTACATTTCTAGGCTTACCATAAAACCTATTATGTAATTTAGTTCTTACTTCACTACTATGATGTTTTCCGTAGAATGGATTCTTTTCTCCTTCAAATTCTGAATTGATAATAAATCCACCTAGTCTTTTAAAAGCACACTTCATTTTAGATTTCATATCTTCGCCTTTTATACAAAGTGTATAAAGTTTGTGAATCTTTAAGTGGTTATCATAAGATAAAAGAATAACATTATCCTTAGAGTTGTCAACAGCAACCTTGTTTAGTTTATACCAGCTTTTTGGAACAATATGATGTTTATGCCCTTCTTTTGGAGGGTTTAATCTTGACTCATTGATTATGTTCATAACCATAACAAAATAATGGTTATAATCAAAAACATCTAATAAGTTTACCAAAATGCTCCTCCTACAAAGTTGGAATAATTGACGTCCCATGTATTGTTAGAAACGAAATCATAAACTTCTGGTCTATTTGCGTGGTTAATTGTTTTAATTGCTCGTCTAGCACTTTCATAGTCAGCTTCAAATACTGGTACTAATTCAAGCAACTTATATCTTTTGCACAACTTAACACAAAGTCCATCTTCAATAAGACTTTCGTATTTGCTAGAAACCTTGATTGTGTCTTTCAATGTGTATTGTGGAATACCTTCAAGGACAGTCATTCTATATTCGGTAGGAACAATAGAATCGGTTTCTACAACAAAGTATTCAATTTCGTATTCAGGGTCAATACCTTCATTATGTGGATAATGAATTTGTACTAATTCTGTTTCACAACAATATTGTGTTGGTAAATGATTTTGTGTTAATGAATCAATTTTTACTTTGTTTGAAGGCATAAGTGGTTGCCATCTATTAGCAATTCTTCTTGAACAAGCTAATACTCTATCGGGAATTTCTTCAACCCAAATATTAGCCCACTTATCTTTCATGTATTTGTTCCATTCACTTGTACTAAATGGACTCATTCCACCTGCAACAAATGAACGAATTGTGTAAAATTCGTAACCATTGTTAGGTGTCTTTAATTTGTAAATATCACCAATTTCTGCTTGGTTATCACTAATCCTTGTATTAATTTCTTCAAGGTTATCTACTTCAAACCATCTTTCGGGCTTCTTAGCGAATTTGAACTTCTTTGTAGCCAATGAATCATAGGTTTGATAGTTACAAAGTAAGTCATTCTCGGTATTCATTTCTGCTATAAGAGAATGTAAATCTTGTAAACCCGCTTCCTGTTGGGAACCAGTTGGAACATCATCTTCGTCCACTAGGGAACATCTTTGAAATGCGTTGTTTATAAGAACATTGACAGCTATCATTGAAAGCCTCCTACTACTATTTATACAAAGTAACAAAAAAAGGGCGGTGGCTTTACTACCACCACCCATTGTTAGAGAGCGAATCTTTCAATTAGTCCATCTGAACGAATGAAAGGGCAGCTTCTCTTGGGTCAGGAAGACCGACTGCAAATGGAGCTACAATACGAACCATTGATGTAAAGTCACTAAGGTTTCCACCTTCGTAAACAGATACTTCAATTTCGGAACCATCAAAGGATTCCTTGGTTTTCTTTGTACCTGGAATTTCAGAGAAATCATAGGTATCAAAGCCAACAGCTTCATCAAAACGAGTTTGAACAACTGCGTATGTCTTACCACTTGTAAGAGCGTTTGTAAGTGTTAAGCTAGATGTACCAGTTGGAACCCAAGCATTAGCATTGTTACAAGCTGCACCTTCAAATTCAATTCTTAATTCTGGGATAGAACCATTGTCATCGGTTGTAACGATTGTGTAATCGGCATCAACCTGAACACCATTCTTATCAACCAACTTCAAACCATCAACCTTGAAAGGTGTACCCTTCTTAGCATTGGTTGTGATAGCGGTTACTGGAGCAAAACCCTTGCCAGAAATTTCAGTCAAGGAAATAGTAGCGGTAGCACCATCACCCTTAACGGTTGGCATATAGGATTCAGTTACAACATCGGATTCAGCATAGCGACCAAGATACTTGTCTTTGTACAAGTCTTCGGCAACTGCTGGATGGTTGAAAAGACCCAATGCTTTCTTAGCAATCTTAGCACCTAACTTTGGTTCAATGAATGTTACCTTCTGTCCTACAACACCGGCTTTGTCAAGGTCAGCAGCGGCATCACCAATGGCATCAAGGTCAGCACTTGAAAGAACTTCAACCTGTGAAGCACGATAAACGGTGGCGTCAATGGCTTCCTTTTCAATGGTTCTTGCGACTGACTTACCTCTTGGCTGAGCAACTTCCTTAGACCAAGATTCAATATCACCTAATTTGTTCCATTCAGAAACTTCGCAATCATTAAGACCAGCCTTCAATGTTACTTCGTATTCAATTTCGTTAATGTTGTCAATCTGAGCCTGCAAGCCAGTCTTGCCATCAGCGGCATCAACAATACGAGTTTTGCCTGGGTCTGGAATGTAAACTTTGTACTTGTTACCAAGTTTCTTACCTTCCATTTGGTTCTGTGGAACATAGGATTTTGCTTTCTTCAAATATGGAGTGTTAGCATAAACAACGGTTGCGAGAATTTTGGTTTTCTCATTATTGGAAAAAGACTGATTAGCCATAATTAATTTACCTCAAAAAATGTTAATTTGTTAAACACCTGCCAACTTCAATAATCCTTCTTTTGTTTCCCAAGGTTTGTTAGTGATACTTTGTTGTACACCAGGTCTACCAACAGGCTTAATTGGATTTGTTGGAGCTACAGGAGCTTCCGTTTTGTTTGTTACAACATTAGACCCTTTTCTGAAACAATGCCATTCAATATTACGCATTTTCATATTACGCAAATTTGGATTTGTTGTATTCAAAATGTCTTCTGTCATTTCTTTGTTCTTAGCCAATTCATACATTATCATTGGGCCGACTGGGCTATACAAGATAAAGTCTGAAATGTCTTTGTTCTCGGGGGCATCTATTGATGTCACCATATCCCACTCACGATTAGCCTCACCAATGGTTGCCTTAAAGTCATTCTTGCTAACTTCGTCTGGATAGAACTCATCAATCTTTCTATTGACTTCTTCCTTTAACAAAGCTTCTTGAGCATTGACTTCTTCAAGCTCCTTTTGCTGCTTTTCATATTCAGCCATTTGTGCTTTAAGAACATCTTGGAATTGTTCTTTAGCCATATAGCGAATGTACTCATCGTCTGTACCAAAATCGTTTCTTTGTTTTGGAGCATACTTTTCAGGGTGTTCCAATCTTTCAAAACGGTCTTCGTATGATTTCTTCATTTCTTCAATGAGTGATTCATACTTTTTCTTTTGACGATTAAGTTGTTTGTGAAAAGAGTAACTGGCTTTTTCTAATTCTGTGTATTGTGGTTTGCTATCAACGCCGTTGTTAATAACCTCTTTGTTTTCAACATCACTTGTTACTTTGTTCTCATGTTCAGCTTCAACATTTGAAATTTCGCTAGGTGTGTTATCGGCAATGTTTTCAGTAGGACTAGCTGTTGTCTCAACTTCAACATCGTTTTCGGTATTTTCTATCATTTGTTTTTAACTCTCTGCAAGGTTGTTAGCTTATAGGTAATGCCCTTGTTACATAGCCTATTGTTATTTATAATTTTAATCTTCCATAAATCTTGATTGTCTTTTCGTTCTACTTTCAAAGACTTCAATAGGAATAATTGGTTGATAATAGGTCAAGGCTAAAGCATCCGCATAGTCAGGGCTTCGTCCTAAATTAGTCTTTATATCTTCCTTTGGAATGATTTGTAGCCTATTGCTATTGTTCAATATGTATTTGGTTGCTTTAAGTTCACGAATCAATTCTTCATTCAATCCATTCAAGCCATTGGTTTCTATGCCTTTTTTAAGGTTGAAATACATTTCTGCCCTATTATTAGCATAAGCCTTATTGCTAGGTGAACCACCAAAGGCTATTGTTGAACAAGAAACATTGTTTTCAGCCAATCTTTCCGCTAATCCTAGTCCAAATGCCTCATCTATGCAAATGTGGCTTAAAAGCCCCTCTCCGTACTTTAAAATCAATCCACGAATTATAGAACAAAGTTCTGCACTTGTGGCAACTTTCTTGTCAATAATTTCAAGAATATTATTTTGATTTCTAACAAGAATTATATTTGAGTCAGTTCCAAGTCCTGCACAGTCCACCCCAATACAATAACCCATAGAATCTGTATAAAGATTCTTTTTAGCATTTGTAAGTAAATCAGCATTGAAGATTACACCACCATTGGCATCATCAACCTCTTCACCATAGAACTCCCTTCGCCATTGGTTTTCATCAACACAAGTAGCCTTCATCAATTCAATTTCTTCGGGTCTAATGTTTGGGTTGTCCGATGTTATGGCAGTGATAATAGGTATCTTTTCCTTACGAACAAATGTTGTAAGCCAATTATCACTTCTAGGGGTACTCATCATATAGATTCTAGGTTGTTTCAATCCAGCATTACGCATACAAAATGAAAGAACCGAGAATATATCTTGTGGTGCTAGGGCAGCCTCATCCATAATTGAAATGGAAATAGATGTGTAACCACGAATAGAATCAAGTGATTCATAACTAGCAAAGTAAATAGTTCCTTTACCAAACACTATCTTGTTTGAAGAATGGTTGTACTTGTATTGACCAGGAATTATCACATTAAGTTGTTTGACAATTTCTGGCACCAATACTTCACGAATTGCCTGACCTGTTTGACCAAGACAAATACATCTAAGACCCATCATCAAAGCCTTGACTGCAATCATAGCAGCAGCATAGGATTTACCACTACCTCTACCTGCCCTAAAGTAAATTACTTTGTCCTTACTTTCAATCAGCTTTCTTTGGTGTGGTAATGGTTGGTATTCAAATCGTCTAGTGCCGTCACTGTAGTCAATTACTCTAATTCCTTCAATGACTTCTTCTTTTATTCTAAATCTCTTCTTCACTAGACCCCTCAAAGCAAATTTCTATCTTCTTAGGTGAATCAATGTTTGCTTCAACACTTTGTTCAGTCCTTTCTGACCATTCACTCTTGAATCTTCTTTTAAGGATTTCGCAATATTGAATTTTGCCTTCACGATAATAGTGTGCAGTGATATAATCCTCAATCTTTCGTTTAAGGGTTTCTATCCATTCCACCATATCGTTAAGCAATTCTTGGGTTTCTTCGGCAATAACTTGTGTGTCATTTTGTTGGAATGACTTAACACTCCACAAACGATGTGGATTTTG